ATACCCTAAAAGCCGGAATGGATGAAGGCTTGGGTATTGCTGCTATCGCCAGAAATCTGCGCAAGAATTTTAAAGACATGGCTGACTCGGAATTAATCCGGGTGGCGAGGACCGAGGTTAATGGTGTTCAGCAGGAGGCAAACTGGCAATCCCACCAACAAGCGCAAATCGCATACTTGCAGTGGATTTCCAGCCGGGACAAAAGGACTCGGGAATCCCACGCTAGAATGAATGGTCAAATAATCCCGGCCACGGGTAGGTTTTCTAATGGCTTGCGCTATCCGGGTGACCGCACGGGTTCCATTAAAGAATGGATTAATTGTCGGTGTCGCACCGCCCCGTTTGTAATGCCGCTTGGGAAAATGGCACCGGCGGGAAAGCCATATTTTTATAAACAGGATTTGGTCTCGGTCCCGAGTTCGGAATTTACTCAAAGCTTTATTTAAGGGGAGGGAAAGAAGATGGAAAGAACACGCTGTGAAATTATTAGCCCGGGTGATCGGCTTTCCGGGTTGGATTTGGTCAAGGTCTTTGAGCTTAAAGGGCACGAGACCAATTATGCCATTCGTCTAAAGTTGCGTAAGCGGGGAGCAAGCGGAGAAAATATTATTGTGACCCTGCGCGAGCTTATAGATGGTGAGTCCTGCGCATTGCTTGATTACCAGAACGCCGCGAGGATTTTTCCTTTGCCAGATTCAATGTTATTTCAAATGGACTTATCCGGCAGCGCGCTCATGCAGGAGGGCACCACAGAGTTTGATGATACCTTCTTCATTCCTCCCGACGGGCTGGTTGATAACATTGATAACGGAATCTATGACGACGATGAACCGGCTAATCAGGTCGCCACGCTGGATTATTTAACCGGCGTGATTTCCGAAGTGGGTGGGAGCGGGGTTGAAGGAACTTTCAATCTTGCGACCGGAGCTTTGCACCTGGAAGGTCTGACCCCCGAAGCAACCTACTTCCTTTTTCTAATTTTTCCACAGCATGATTTGACCACCCCCTTTCAAACGGTTGGATACACCGGCGATTATTTCATCCCGCCCGATGGAATAATCCACGACGCGCTTTCGGGAATTTATACCGAAGGTCTTGTCCAGGTTGCGACCCTGAATTATACCACCGGCGCAATCACTGAGGTCGGCGGCTCCGGGGTTGCCGGGTCGTTCAATTTTGCAACCGGCACTCTGACCTTGACCGGGCTGGACCCCGAAGCTGATTATTCCTTTTTTATGAAATACCCGGAGCACGATTTCACAACCGGAGTTGCGGAAACCACACAGGAAGACCACCTTCCCATTCCAGACCTAGGATCAACTATTGAAATTTGCACCGGCGCGGTTCTGAAAGCCCATGTCGTTAGCACCGCTGGGCCTTTGCCGTGGGCAATTGTAGAGGTGGACGGGTCGGGAATCACAGGAACGGTTGTAGCTGGAATCGCAGATGATGTTGTGGTCTCTCTGGCGGGATTAACTCCGGAAACCGAATATCATCTTTCGGAATATAATCAGAACCACGGCCTTACAACCGACCCCACCGAGAATGATGCAACCGCCCACGCTCATATCCCGCGCCCGGATTTGGCGCAGCCGTTCGCGGTCTATAAAGGCCCGGCGAAAATCGCCGAAGTGCTTGATACCGCCAATCCCCTACCCTGGAATCTGGTTGAGGCAAATGGGAGCGGGATAACCGGGACTCTGGTCGCGGGAGATGACCCCGACGAAGCGGTGCTTGATTTAAGCGGCATGGAATGGGACACTGAATACCACACCATTTCATTTTGGCATAACATCCAATTTGTTACCCAAGAAGATACCACCACCAGCATTTTTGATTTAAATGTTCCAGCCGGTGAAGGGCCGGGACAGGTTGCATTTCCTATTATATCGGGAAGCCTTAAAATGTATTCCGATGCCGAGATGACTTCCTTGGTTGCACACGAAGAAGGTGGTCTGCTCGTGGAAGACAACGATTCCGGGATTACCGGGACCATTAATCTTGCCGACGGGACCGGAGTTGCTATCGGGGTTGATTCAGGGGATACATATTATTTCACCTGGGACCGGGATTACTATACCATAGCTTCTGCAGGATATATGAACCCCCAAACCAAACCTAAAATTTGGTTTGGGACTTTTCTTGAAGTCACCATTGCTTATGCGGCGCAGCCAAATTGCTACGTTGAGGGAATGTTAGAAATGATTTTGAAGGAGGATTAATTATGAAAGAATGGGAAGATTATTTGATGACGGGAAGTTGGAAAGGCGCAAGCGATATGCAAACGCTTGACCTGCAAGCTCCTATCGTTCAGACCGCTCGTCTTGACCAAAGGATAGTCACCGCGGCGGTCATGGTCCCCGGCGAAGCCGATTCCGATGGTGAGATTGTCAGCAAAGAAAAAGTCATGGAAACGTGTGAAAATTTCCTGCGCTATGGAATCCTTGACGCCGGGCACACTTTGAATCCCGTCGCGGTCCCGGTGGAGAGCTGGATTTTGCGCCGGGCCGAAAAGTTCGGTGAAATAAATCTGCCCGAGGGTTCTTGGATGATGTCGGTTAAAGTCCAGAATGACAAAGCATGGGAAGAAGTCAAACAGGGCAAGCTTAAAGGCTTTTCAATTTTGGCTTTGCGAAAGGCCGACTACCTCCATGCCGTGAAGGAGCAGGCTTTTGCCTCACAAGAATCCTTTGACGACTTTTGCACCAAGGCCCGTGGCAAAAGAATTTTACTCAAGGACTTGGGCAAGGAAGATGATTGGTTTGTGCTTTCGGTTTCCATGGTTAAGGAACCGGCGGTCTTCAAATCAAAGTGGGTGGCTATCAAATCAGCTAACGACGATAACTCCCTAGCCGCGCGTATACTCGCGCTTTTACATAAAGAAATAAGTTTAAAACCAAAACCCAAAAATGAGGAGGAAAAAGAAATGGACGACCAACAGGTAAAAACGCTAATCGCGGAAACGGTCAAGGCGGAACTGGCCGCGGCCTTGCCTATTCTGAAAAAGGAACTCACGCCAGAAAAACCGCCCGAAGCCGCCAAGCCGGAGACCGAGCTTGACTCGCTCAAAAAGCAGGTCGCTGATTTGGCGAAGTATCGGGATGAAAAGCTTGTCGCAGAAGCGAAGGTTGCCGAGGAAGCCAAAGCGAAAGCCGACGCGAGCGCGGCAGCCGCTCCTGCTCCAGCCGCTCCATCGGCAGCCGAGGCTGTGGTGGCAGCCGGGAAATCCCGTGCCACTCTCGGACAGGAAGGTCCCGCGGCGGCACCGGCGGAAAAAAACAAATTCCCGCGGGATGTTTTCGGGCGCAGGGTCAAAGACTAGTAGTTAATTAACCCATAAACCTAGGAGGAAAAATGGAACCATTAAGCAATGAACAGATACTGGCGATGGTGGACGCCGCGGTGAAAGGAGTCATAACGACTTCAACCGTGGGCAGTGCTTCAATTCTCAACCCGACCCAGCTTGCGCGTTATGTCAGAGCGTTGCAAGAATCAACCGTCATTTTGCCCGAAGCGCGCCTTAAAGTGATGACTTCGGAAAAGGACGAGATTGACCGGGTGGGATTCCTGAAACGAATCCTCGGCGCGCCTAAGACCGAGGGCACGGGCGCGCTTGACCCGGCCAGCGATGGCGTGGAACCCGACTTCACCAATATTGAATTGGTGGCCGAGGAACTTCAAGGCATAGTCGGAATATCCGACCGCATTATGCGGCGTAATCTGGAAAAGCAGGGGTTTGAAAACACCTTGGTCCAGATGATAGGCGAGCAGTGCGGAATCGATATTGAAGACCTGGCCTTGAACGGCGACGAAGACGGCGGCGATGACTTCTATGAGCTTAACGACGGCTGGTTGAAGCTGGCTGAAGTCAGGGTCCCGGAGGCGGCGGCTGATGACGTCACCGATTCGTGGTCAAATACCGCGGCGGCAACTTATGTATTACAACATACTTATCTGGCAATCAAGCCGACAAGCTGGAACCTGAAAACCGGAGGCGGCTTGGTGGCGCACGATACCGGCCTCGGCCTTATTGTGGCCGACAATGCAAGTGGAATCACCGGGACAATCAATTATAAGACCGGGCGCGTAACCCTTGCCGGGTTGCTCTTTGCGCCCACCACCTATGTTTGGGATTATGACGCAATCGGCTTTGACTCAAGCGACGCCGACGCGTATCCCGAAAATATGTTTGATGCAATGTTGCAAGTGGCACCCCCGGCCTACATGCAGAACCGCGCCGCCTGGCGATTCTATGTCCCGTGGTCGGTTGAAGATGCTTACCGAAATCTTCTCAAAGCGCGCGGAACCGCGCTCGGAGATGAAGCAACGGTGAGCGCGAAGCCGTTGGTCTACAAAGGCATTCCCGTGGTCTATTGCCCGCGGATGCCGGAAATCAGGTCCATGCTGGCAAATCCCAACAATCTGATTTATGGAGTCTTCCATGAAGTTCAGCTTGAGCGGGAAAGAGAAGCCAAACTGAAGCGGACCGATTTCGTGGTCAACACAGAAACCGACTATGCAATGGAGCGGGCTGATTGCACGGTCGTTGCGGAAATCGTGGCCTAAATAAAAGGATTAAGGGAGGCCCGGGTTCTTGAATCTTCCTTACCGGGCCTCCCCAAATCCTAAAGGGAAAGTGGAATATGGAAAAGCCAAGTTTTGATAGTTACTCCAGAAGTCTACCGGCTAATGGTCTTGCGAGCGCGACCGCGCCTATAGATGCGAACGACGCCGATTTGGTAGTTGAAGGGCTTTATCTGGTCGGCCACACCAAGCACGAACTCGGGCGCAGGGTGGGGTCCGGCGAAATAATCTTGGTTTTTCCAAATCCCACTTTTGAATTGGAAGAAGGTGAAGTCGCGGTCCCGGTCATTACCCAACTCTATGCCGAAAAGGATGGGAACCGGGTTTATGCCGATGATTGGTTCCCGGAGTTTTTGGGCGGCGGCAATACAACCATAACTGGAGTTGAACGAAATGAAAGTTTTGATGAAGTTTACTTCACAATAACCAATCTGCCACCGAACGCCCGGCTTTGGGTCTGGTATGCCATTAATGGCGAAAGGACTTTCTTGCTCTTTGATTCCGACGGTAAAAAAACAATAGAGGTTTTGGCAAATCGGGATTATGAGTTTACCTATTTCGTTTATGTAGCCGAGGGCGCGGTAGTCAAATTTGAATCTTTTTCGTCTACTGGAATTTATTCACAAGCCTACGCAAGCCCGGCGGATGTCATATCTTTCAGTGGAGTTATCGCCGCCGATTTGGGAACCGCTGACGATGACGCTTTGAATGTTTTATTAACTTCTTGGTTAACCGACATAACCGACCGCATAGATATTTTTTGCGGGACATCTTGGAAAGGCGGGGTGGTTCCAAATCCCATCAAGTCAGTCTGCTTGCGCGCGTGCACTAATATGGTCGGCTATGCCGTCCAGAATCGCAAGACTCCCATAGTAAAAGTCAACGATTATTCAATCAAGCTGATTGAAGGAAAGGTTTTGACCGACGAACTCAAAGAAATTCTAAAGGACTATAAAGTAAGCCCGGAGGAAGATGGTGAAACCGATTCCGGCGCGCTCGGTATCGGGTTGGGGGTTATAACCGAGGAAGAAGAAGAGTCAGGGGATTATGACTGATAAACCTTTAGAAGTTGTTTTTGATTTTTTCAAACTGACCAAATTCAAGGGTCTATTCTTGGAAGCCGTGGTCGCAAAGACCCTTTGGTATTGTGCACAGCAATTTCAAAATTACTTTGCGACCGAAGCCCCGGTTGACCAAGGCCGTCTGGCCGGAAGTTTAAGTCCACCCACGAAACTCCCCGGCGCGATTGCTTTTTCAATCGGCGCGGGCTATTGGAAAGCGGTTAACTTCGGCTGGAAAAGGACCAATCCCATTGTTCCAAAAAATGCCGAGGCTTTACATTTTAAAATCGCCGGTGAATGGATTTTTTGCAAGCGAGTCGGTCCCGCCGAATATGCCGGGAACCCTTTCGTCAATCGGAGCGTGACTAAAACTCATGGGGACCTTAACTGGATTACTCAAAAGGCTTTACAGGAGGTGGTCGCGCTATGTCGGTAGCTGAAAATATAGAAGCGATGTTCATCGCAATGGAAACTTTATTTAATGACAATAAAAATGCTTTGGGCTTGAGTCTGGTGAATATCGGCGAGGCCATGCGTGGGAAAATGACCTTCCCTTTATTATGGGTGCTTCCCTTGCCCTCAGAAATCAGCGATGGCACGCTTGCGCTTTCGGAATATTGGAAACAAAAAATCGCTTTGATTGTTGTGGTGGATGGAAAAAATGTTGATGCAAAAGTTGCTTTGAAGCAGTGCAAACTTATTGCAATCAAGGCGAGTTCATTGCTATTGGCGGAGCGGAGCAAGAAGCCGCAAACCGCTTTAGGGGGTTACGCCCACGATATAGTTCGCACGAGTTGGACTCCGGCATACCAAAACATAGATAACAATATTAATTTGCTCGGTGCCGGAGTTGATATGGAAATAAGAATCTTAAACCGTGAATAGGAGGTAAAAATCATGGGTGACATTCTTAGGTATTTTGGAATTGGAAAGGAAACGGCTTTCAGAACTCCAGCCGAGGCGGTCTTCTACGCCGACCTTGCCGATGGAAGTCTGGACTCACCAAAAGCTCCGTGGGTGGAAGTCCCGAGCGGGCTGGGTCGCTATGCAAGCCGGAAAGCTCCGGTCGGGTATCAGGCCGTGGGAAATGTTAACATGCCGATTGACCTGGGCATGTTATATTATTTCCTTTGGCTGATGCTTGGTAGCAAGGACACCGATGATGTCGGGGTGGTTGCCAAAACGGAGACCAAAACTCCGGGACATGGAATAACAGTTTTGAATTTTACCGCGGCAAATATTCCGATTGTGCCCGGCAGCCTGACCGTAAAAATTTTAACGGTCTTGCAAGCCGCTGACAATGGTTGCGGGCTTATTATTCCTGACGGCCAGAACACCGAAATCGGGACAATTAATTATGCTACGGGCGCGATACATATGGAAGCCCTAACTCCGGAGACCGCTTATATTTTCGGCTATGATTCCGGACAATATGTTCACACCATTACACAGGAAGCTTCGCTGGTCCTGCCGAGCGCAACCGTCCGGTTGGGCAAGGATTTGTTCGAGCATATCTTTCCCGGACAAGCACTTACCAAGCTGACCATGAAGCTTGACAACAAAGGGCTTTGCAGCGCGCAGCTTGCATTTTCCGGTGGAGAAGATACCAAGGGCACAATCGTGGAACGCGCCGACCTGCTCATCCCACAGGGTTATCCGCTGGCCTTCCATAACGCCCAGTTCAAGCTTGCGGAGTATGGTGAAGTTCTGGAAGATATTTCAGCAAAGGTTTATTCCCTTAACCTGGAACTTGATATGGGTCACGACAAAGCCGGAGGGTTTGCGCTCGGTTCCCGCTTTCCACAAAAAGAAGTCGCGGGTGAAATCAAATGTTCCGGCGACCTGGAACTGGAATTTGATTCCACCGACATGAAAGAGGCTTTTTGGGGCGGGGCGTCCGGGCCGGGAAATGTCCCGAAAGATATGGTAGGACAGGTCCTCTTTGATTCAGGGGACTATGGCGACGCGCAAATAGACCTCTTTAAGCTGCACATAATGCAAGCCGGAATCACCCCTAAAGGGCGCGCCAAGTTCAACCAAGCAATCGCCTTCGATGTCCAATATAACAACGAAGAAAATCCCTTTTTGGGAGTGCTGGTCAATTCCATATTTAACTATCCGCCGTTACCGGCGTAGGAAAGGAAAAGGAAGATGAATAACGAAGAACTAAAAAACCTAATTGTAAACGGCAAGGAGGCTACTTTTGATTTTCCTTGCCAAGATGGTCAAATCAAATACCGGGCTTTAAGCTTCGGTGAAATAGCTTCACTCCAGAAAATTGCGGCTCGCGGGACCAAGGGCAAAGGTGTTGCCGGAAAGGACGGCGTTGAGGTTGAGATTGATTTGGAAAAGCAGGCCGACGCCGGGTCCGAAGTCAAGCACTTTCTCTTGTCCCGCGGGCTTTCGTGCGATGGGGTAAGTTTCACCCCACAAGATATTATGAAACTCAATCAAGGTTCCGTCAAGCTCGATGTTGACGGGCTTATCTGGAAAATATGCGAGGTGTCGGGATTAGCCGAAAACCCCATGTTTCGTAATTATAAACGAGCGGCTAATCCGGGACTTCCTTTTGACGGACCCGGGCCGGGAACTCCAAAGCCTGTTGATGTCGGGGTTTAAGCTGGCTGAAAAAATGAGCGATTTGATGTTATATCAAATAGTATTTTTGAAGCTACATACGCTTGATTTGAAGGGCGGTTAATATGGCTGATAACGTTCAGGTTGATATTTTATTTAATGGTAAGGACAACGCCTCCCAGGTTATCGCTGGAGTGGAAGGTAAGGCCGTTTCAGCCGCCAAGAATGTTCAGGTTAACTGGGGTTCGGTCAATGCGAGCTTAACCAATCTGACTTTATCATTTCAGGCCATCTCCGGGGTGGCCGCCGAGGTTAATACCAAGTTTGATCGGCTATCAATGGGGACCGGAATGACCCGCGATAAAATGCGGGAACTCGTTTTAGCGACGGCCGATGCAAGCCTTACAATAGGAGAGTGCACTGTTGCTTTTGGAAATGCAAAAGAGCAGGGACTCCGGACCGGCGATGAGATGAAACGCTTTGCCGGGGTTTGGGATATGGTCAGCGAAGCCACCGGCGAAAGCATTGATGGCTTGACCGAAGCCAGCGTGGGGTTAAAGGCGGTCGGCATTGACGCAAATCATTCGCAGGATGCTCTGGCCGCTATGGGTTATATAGTTTCCAAGACCAACTTTAGTGTGGGTGATTTCTTGACCATGCTCGGTCGTTCTGGCCGGGAAATGCAAGGCTTGAATTTAAGCGTCAATGATTCAGCCGCCGTTTTAACTTTGCTACAGCAAAAGTTTGGAAGCACCGCGCGTGAGACCATGGGACTCTTCAATACCGCCGTTACCCAAGCCAAAGGTGACCAGACCGCGTTCTTTCAAGCGTTGGGATTAACCAAGGACCAGGTTGGAAAACTTCGGACCGAAGTAGACTCCTGCAAAAATGCCATTGCGGAAAAATCAGCCGTGGTCCGAAGTCATATAACGGAAATGCAAAAACTCAAAAGCTGGATTGAAGAAACCAAGGCGCGCTACTCCGATTGGTTTGAAATGCTCGGTAATGCTGCCCCGGTCATGTATGCCGCCACCGCCTTAATTTCCAGTATGACTCTTGCCAGCAATTTATATTCGGTGGCGACTTCAATAATGACCGCGGTGACCAATTCAGCCACCGTTGCTTGGATTGGTTTTAATGTAACCACCGGCGGGGTTTTGATTGCCATTGGTTTAATTGTGGCCGGGGTCGCCGCGCTTGCGCTTGCTTGGTCCAGAGATATGGGCGGGATAAAAGAAAAGGCGGGTGCGGTATGGACCGATTTGAAGGGAATCTTTGATGCTTTGAAAAACTATTTGAGTCAACTCGTGGATTGGTTTCGCGGAAAATTTCAAGAACATATTAATCTTTTATATTGGTTAAAGGATTCTGCGGTTGCAATAATAACTTCAATTTTCTCGGTTATATCAACCGTGATTTCAACCTGGGTGGAATCTTTGGTCGCACCCATAATGCTGATTGTAAATCATCTTCCCGGCGAAATCGGAAATAAATTAAGGACTTTTGCAAATGATTTGAAAACTTTAGCCAGCGGCGCGGTCACCGGAGTGGGCGAGGCTATTAGAAGCGCGGCCAGCAATCCAAGCGCGGCCATGACCGATATAGTTAATATGTTCAAAGGCAAATCGGAGGAAGCGGTTGCAGCGGTCAATGAAGAAACCAAAAAGATTCCACCCACCGTTAAACAAAATACCGACCCCGTTATTATTGGAACCAAGAATACCATGGACGAAATTAACGCGGCAATCCAAGCCGGGACCCCGGCCATTATATCAAGCTTTGACCAAGCCGGTGGTTCAGGCCGGGCTGCTTGGGACTCCCAAATGCAAGGGATGGTGGGAGATACCCAAGACTTTATAAGTCAACTTGATTTTTCCGGCGGTGGTGCTACTTATTCGGTTAATGTCGGGCAAATGTCACAAGCCGAAAAAGAATACAATGCGCTTTGGCTTCAAAAACAGGCCGAAGGTATGAGCGCGGATACTTTTAATATGGTTTATGGTTGGATGGTTCCCGATGGTGGGTGGCCGCGGGAGGCCGCAACAATGGCCGAAGGCGGCATCGTCAACCGGCCCACGCTGGCCCTGATCGGAGAGTCCGGGCCGGAGGCGGTGGTTCCACTTTCCGGCGGTGGCATGGGAAATATTATTTTGAACATAAATTTTCAATCCACCTTGACCCCAAGTGATGCTGAAATGAAAAGGGTAGCACGGGACTTCTATTCTTATATTGATGACGAGCGCAAGCGGAGGCTGCTATCTTGACCCCAACATATCAAATATTAATTGATTTTGACAACGACGGGATTTTGGAAGCCGATGTTTCCTCCGATATAGTTGATGTTATCAATATTAACTCGGGCCGCTCGGATATGAAGGGAAGCGTTGCGGTCGGCACTTGCGACTTTTATTTAAGCAACTTAAATGGAGCGTATAAGCCCGGAGTCGGAAATATTAAGCCCGGTCGTCTGGTGAAGATAAAAGCAACTTATGATGGAACTACCTATGATTTATACACCGGATATATTGAAGACTTTTTCATGGCCGGAACCCTCACCAATCCCAAGGTCTATATTACAACCAGCGATTTACTTAAAAAGATTGATGATAAAAAACTGACAAAAACTTTTTCAGTCGGGACAACCTTCAAGCAAATAGTTGAGCAAACTCTTGAAGCAATCGGGCTGGAAGCTACACAATATAACGTTGATGATATGCCTACCGATTATATTTCATCCGAATTGGTTTTTACAAATGCGAGTGCAGTTTCTATTATACAGTTGGTTGCTGAGGCCGGGCATCATCACTTTTATTGTGACCCATCGGGGGTCTTGCAGTTTCGCCACCGACATTTTTATATGGACTCGGAACCCTACGAAATCTACTATGGACAACAAGGAACCGGGCTAAAAAACTTAAACGCTCCGGGCCTAAAATATAGCAAGGAAAAAATCTATAATGAAGTCAAGGTGATTTTTGATGGTGTGAATGATGGTGAAGCCCTTGATTCTTCCAGCCAAACGGCCTACGGAATAAAGAGTTTGGTAATTAGTAATTCCATTCTTGCCAAGTGCTCGTCGGTTCAATGTCAAAACCTGGCAACTTATATAATGCTTTTAGATAAGGAACCACGCTGGATTGGTAAAGGTGACCTTGATGCTTACTATCCCGATGTTTTTGAAATTGCAC